CACCTTTTAAGTTATTGTGCCTTACAATTTATATACTATCATTTGTCTTTCACATTTGCAAGTACTATTTTAAAAAAAGAGTGAAAGGTTGTTCAAGCCTTCCACACAAAAACATGTTTGTTCCCTGTAAGTATATGCTTGTATACGGATTATAGAAGTAATTCGAACCTTGTTAGGCCTAATTGTTGCAAAACTTCAGCAAAGGCCTTTACAGCCTTTTCAGTTTCAAAATGGCCTTCTTGGAAGTCATCAGCTAAACATTCTATTATCATTAAATACTTTTGTTCTTCCTTGTCAAAAAATGCCACACATTTAAAGTGGTCAGGATTCACTTTCTCTACTACAAGATAGTCAATGATTTCCTGAAGGTCTAAAGGCTTTATTTGCCCTGCACGTCTACGAATATCTAACATGTTAGTTTTCCCCCTTTAAGGCTGCTGCTGCTTGTTCATCACGTGCCTTTTTTAAACGTCTATAAAAAGTCGCTTCAGTTAGGCCGTCAAACTTTCCTAGAACTTCAGGAACAGTATATTTACCAGTTAAATACATTTCTACTGCTTGGGCGTAGTTCTTTTTATTAACGGGTTTACGTCCGAACGCTGTGCCATTAGCTTTAGCACGGTCAATTCCGGCCTGTGTACGTTCTAAAATAAAATCCCTTTCCATTTCCGCAAAAGTAGACAATAAGTTAACCATAGCTTTAGCAATAGGCGAAGTATCAGACGTGTTAATACCGTCCTTTACAGAAATAACAGCAATATTTCTTGCACGACAATCACGAATAATATTAGATAAATCATTTACAGAACGGCCTAAACGGTCAAGCTTCCACACTACAATTTCGTCGCCTTCTTCTACTATAGAAAGAAGCCCTTTCAATCCTTCACGTTCAGCATTTTTACCTGACTTGCCGTGGTCTTCGAATAAATTTTCTTCAGATACACCAGCATTTAAAACTGCTTCCTTTTGAATATCTAAATTTTGATGAACTGTACTAACACGAATGTAACCATATCTTTTTCCCACTATAATTACCACCTTTTAAATGTTTGTTGTTCGTCTTTCGATAACCTAATACTATCAAATATATTTCACTATTGCAAGTACTAAATAAAAAGTTTTTAAGAAAATGTCCTTTTTTGTTTTATAGCTGCAATTACAGTATTAGCAAGACAATACAAAAACACTATGGAGGTAACAAAAATGAAAAAGAAAATTATTACATCTGCATTAGCATTATCAATTTTAGGCGGTGCTGCAATGGGTACAAGTGCAAACGCTGCCAGTATCTCAATGTTTAAAGAACCACCGTTCGAAGCTTATAAAGTGGACAAAGGAGATACATTCTACTTCATTGCTAAACGATACGGTTTAGACTATAAGAAGCTTCAAGAATTAAACCCTACAGTAGTTCCAACAAATATGAAAGTAGGTTCTATCATCCGTTTAAAAGCACCAGCAAACACGGGAACAACTACAACTACTTCAAGCCTATCAGCTTATGAAAAACAAGTAGTAACATTAGTGAATCAAGAACGTGCAAAAGCTGGACTAAAACCTTTAACAATTGATAACACACTTTCAAAAAGTGCCCGTGCAAAGTCTCAGGATATGCATGATAAAAAATACTTTGACCATCAATCACCTACGTATGGTTCACCGTTTGACCAAATGAAAAAATTTGGTATAACTTACCGCACGGCTGGAGAGAATATTGCTATGGGACAACGTACACCACAAGAAGTTATGAACGCATGGATGAACTCTAGTGGTCATCGTGCTAATATCTTAAATGCTAATTATACTCATATTGGCGTAGGATACGTAGCAGACGGGGCGTACTGGACACAACAATTCATCGGTAAATAAGAAGGTGTTAAGTTGTTACTAAAAAAACAGCAGCTTGATAAAATGCTTATAATCTCTATAGTGTTAGCAGTGATACTAGGGATTATAAGCAAAAAAAGGGACTGGCTATAATGGCTAGTCCTCTTTTTGTTTATGCCTTTACATTCAGAAATAGAAATTGTATACTAAGGTTAGTTAGTTTTTGTTAAAAAAATACTTACTTAAAACTACCACCTTTTGTTTTAAGTTTGTTGTTACCTTACAGAAGAAGCCCACGGCCTATATGGTTCGTGGGTTTTTTCGTGTTTATTCGACAAAAGAATATAAAGAAAATTTAAATAAAATAAGATATAATGGAAAGGAAGGTAACTAAAACTATAAAGGTGGGTCTTTAGATGTATAATATTAAAACTGAAGAGGATAAAAAAGATGTTAAAGCAATGATTGAAGGGTTACATGATTTAGGAGTAGGGAAATTTGCTACTATTTCAGGTACACAAGGCAAGCAGTTCGGCCGTGAAATCTATTCTTCAATGCTGAAGTTCAAGGATTTAAAAAAGTTTCTTGAAGTATTCCCTGAAGTTCAAAGGGATGTCAACAGTAGAAACGGGGCTAGAATAAAAACTTATGTATTAAGTGGTATCGATGAAGAGAAAGCATTGAAGTTCTTTTCTGCTATCACAGTAACTTGTAAAGGCCATGTGTTCTATGATGAAACAGCAAGCAAAATTGCTATCGATGTAAGTAAAAGTAAACTTTCAATAAATGACGGTCAACACCGTTTTCTAGGCATATCAAAGGCTATTGATGAATTACAAGCACAAGTTAATAGAACAACCGACGATGTAAGAAGACAGATTTTGAATGACAGACTTCACAGATTAAAAGAAATGTCAATGCCATTAGTTATCTTTAATCAAATTGGAGAAGTAGAAGAGAAGCAGTTGTTTCATGACTTAAATAACCTTGCACAGCGTCCTAGTCGTTCAGCTACAATCAAACTAGCACAGACGGATTTATATTCTCGTATGGCTAGAGAAGTTTCGGAACAAAATGATTTCCTTAAAAAATATGGCGTAGAAATGGACAAGGTTTCTATTCAAAAATCAAATGAAAACACAGTGCTTTTAACTACTGTTTACCACTGCGTAAAAGAAATATTAGCTAATGAAGCACGTATAAATAAAGGGTTCTTAACTTTGAAAGATTATGCCCGTCATAAAAGAACTATTGACACTACTTTCTATCAACTCTTTGAAGTGCTGCCTAAAGATATTAACATCAAGCAAAAATACATTATCGATAAGAGTTACACGCTTAAAGGTATTTGTCGTTTCATTGCTGAATGCCGTGCTAAAAATATCGATGAAAGAAAGATATTCAAAGCTATAAAAGATATTGACTGGACTATGAATTATAAGTTTTGGAAGTTATACGGGGCAACTCAAAGCCCGTCAGGTAATATGATGTTTGCTGGAAGTGGTAGTGCTGGTGTGTTAGGAATTAAAACAGCCCTAGAGGATAAGCTAAATAAATAAAAAAAGAGGACAGGCATTTAAGCCCGTCCTTTTTTCTGCGTTTACAGCACGCTATTAAATTACTTTTTAAATGTGTGGTTAGCGATAACTACAGTAGTCGTTCTTGAATCTAACCAGCGACTAGTAGAAGTTTTTGGATTGTAGAAAAATAGTGAGTTAGCAGCAGTTGGATAAGAGTAAGTTAACGCTTCAGCTACAGCCTTTTTACTAGCAGCATCAGCAGCCTTCTTAATCTCTCCATTACTAACAGGTGTGAACTGGCCGGACTGATTTATAACAGCCGTTACCGTATTAGGAAAGTCAGGACTTGCCACACGGTTTAATACCACTGAAGCTACAGCAACTTTACCTGAATATGGTTCAGCTTCTGCTTCAGCCCTAACTAAACGTGCTAACAAATCTTTTTCACTGTCACTAATGGCTGTTTTCGTCGTCGCCTTTGACGTGGGTGAAGTGTTGATGTTTTGGCCTACATAAATTTTATTCGCATCCTTAACAGATGGATTCAATTTTGTCAAATCAGCCAATGAAAGCCCGTTGCTTTTAGCAATAGTATTCATAGTGTCCCCTGACTTAACTGTATAAGCGAATGATGGACTAGCCCCCATAATTAAAAAAGCACCAGCAAAAGCCAGTGCGGTAATAGTCTTTTTCATAAAATATCTACTCCCTTTGTAATTTGTTTCCATGACCTCTCTTCCATGTCACAGCAAGATTTTCGTCGATTAACAATTGTGTTAACGTTCTTGTTTGACCGTCAATTATAACGTCAGAAACTAAACGCCCGAACGAATCTTTCTCGTAGACAAATAATTTAACAGTCTGTTTATTAACTAAGCGTGCTGTAAACTCCTTAGCTTCTTTGTAGTACTTTTCGCCACGTTCAGGTGTATCCGCACCTTTAACACGAATACGAACCTCATTGACGGAAAGAACAGCCTTCAAAGGCGGCACTGGAATAAGTAATGTGCCTTCAAAGGTGTCCCCGTCGATAACTCTATCTACTGTAAAGTCGTAGAAAACGTCTGTCATACAGGTCACTCACTCTCAATGTAATATTTTTGTAATAAAAGGTCGTCAAAGTCGTAAATATCTAAATCACGTAAGCTATCAAACTTTTCAAGCTTCGTGTAATGGCTGCCTTCTTGTAAATAAACGTCCTTATCACGGTCTTTTAAATGTGTCAAGGCCTGTCTAATATCAATCTGTGTATAAACGTCTACACGTCTGAAATGTGCCCCAGTAATAGCCCCGTAAGGAATAACGATTGTGCTTGCACCGTCATCATGATAAGTGCCGATGTTTTTCATAATCGCCCCGAACCCTTCACTTTCACGGGTCTTTTTGATTTGAACACGCATGTTTAAATATCTTGATACTGGTGAAGAAACGATTTCAAAAATGTCCTTATCGTTTGCAAGCTGCATTACCTCACCGTAAGTCAATGTAGTTCTAAGCATATTAAATTACCTCACTTTGTTTTATTGTAATTTCAGTTAAGTTACATCGTTTGTATGTTTGGCCGTGTGCGTCCGGTTTCTCTAGTTCTACTTGAATAGGCTGTAATTCGTGTACATATAAGTTAGGAAAATCAATGTAAGTTACTTCCGCATGTCCTTTGAATAAGAACGTGTCAACAAAAACTCTGTCACCAATAGCAGGAATAATCATCCACGTTTCACCTCTTTGATAATCTTAAGTACCTTCTTTTTATTGGCCTTCTCTACAGCGTTAGGAATGTTTGGAAAGTCCATTATTCCAATGACACCGCAAAAACCCATTGTCATGATAGTAAGTACAAGCATTACAGTTCCTTGCCAGTACTGGCCTAAATAGAATCTGTGCCCACCTAGAAAACCCCACGTAAGAAAATGACTATAGGCTTTATAATCTTTCTTACTAACCTTGCTAAATTTCTTTGTGAACTCTACCATTTCATCTTCAGTTAGATTTTTGGTAGCTTCCTGAATATAAGGATGCAAGCTATTCACCTCTTTCTATTTGCCTTACACTAATGTAATTGCAGTTACATAAAGAAAAAGGACAACCAACCTGTAAAAGTTAGCTGTCCTCTTTGTTCTTTGTTTTAACTTTGAATGAGTTCGGATTGTTATCTACTTCCTTAGTTTTAATAAAATCCAAATTGTCATCACCTACACGTCTTTCACGTCTGTTTCTAAGCTTCAATTGAGTAAAAGATAGTACAGGGTATTCAGTTTGTTTAACCTTGTGTGTGGCCTTATCTCGAAGCGTATCAGCCAGTATATAATCAGCTAACAATTCAAGCTGGTAACTCTTAGGTTTACGGCCTGTTACTTTCCAAAAATACTCTATAAGTGCAGTAACTTGTTGGTTACGAATTTCAATAGGTGGTAACTCTTTCACCTTAGTTACTTTCTCAATATCACCGTCAAGCACATCATAACTGTTCATCCTGTTCACCTCTTTGCTTCTGAATGTAATGATAAGTAGCAAGGTTCTTTACAGCCTTTTGAATATGTTCCTGTACTGTTTGCTGCGTTAGCTGTAATGTAGTGGCAACGTCCACCTGTTTCATGTCTTTAAAGTAAGTTAAGTTAATTACCTCCTTTTGACGTGAAGTTAAGGCACGTTTAATTGCAATTTCAAAGTCAATAAGCATATCACTAATTGAATAGTCACTAGCGTAAAAGCGTGCTTCTTCTAACTTGTGATAGTCTGTTAAAAAAGCAGATACACCTTTTTCAGTATCTAATTTGTAAGCTTTCTCGAATCGATTCATGTTGTTCTTTCCCCTTCCATTTCTTTGTATATAAATTCTGCTTGCATAAACAAGTCATCTAATGTCGTGTTATTAGTAACTAAGTAGTCATAAGGTAAACCGTCCACGCTTAGTTCTGTTTCGTGATAGAATCGTTTAGGGTCAAATGTTTCCCCGTTGTTAATAATTCGCTGCTTTCTTACCTCTTCATTAGCTTCAACTTTTATGATTGTGTAGCCGTTCTCTTTCAAGTACTCATATTCGTTTTGCTGTCTTAAATCTGTAACAATCAAGTCAGTTCCGATTGAGTCTAAAATCTCTAATAAAGGGGCTAGACGGTCAATCCATATAGTAGGGTTAAGCTGTCTAAACGTTTGGCCAATAAGGGTATAATGTTCACGTGGTTTCCCTTCCTGTATAAAAGCTTCAGGGAAATATTCCATTAACAGTTCTGTTAGTTCGTCACCAAATGCAGCCGGTGTAAATCCTTTAGCTAAGAAGTATTTTGCGAATTGATTCTTTCCTGAACGGAACTTTCCCGTTACTGCGATTTTCATTTACTCCACCTCGTATATAAAATTTGTTACAATAATGTAATTGCATTTCCAGCACAGAATAGGACATTAAGACTTTACATTTTCGATATTTCGTATTACAATGTGTATGTAAAGTAAATTAAGGTAACTTAAAGTAATGTAAAGGTGGTTAATTAAATGGCTAGAGAAGTAGGGGTAAGCAATAAAATGTCAGTAATGGTACACGCTATGGTGGAGGATATAGGTGAAAGCATGAAAATAAAATGTCACCTTGCCCAGTTCCTTAAAGAACGTGGAATTAAGTTAGAAGAGTTAAGCAGATTAACGGGCATACGGATGGGCACACTATCAGAAATGGCCAATACTGTACGGCCACTAATTAACTTGCACCACTTACTTATAATTGCGAATGTACTAGGGATAACAGATTTAGAAGAATTGTATACACTTGAAATAACTGAGTATAAACAAAATGAATTGCTGCATAAAAGAATGCATATTGATAATTTAGGTGTAACTGAGGATATGGAAGCTTTAATGCACGATAATGATTTAATCAGTGAAGAAGTCAACCTAGACTATGATAGACGAAAGAAGTCATGGAAAGCTGAAGGAATGCAGCCTATTCCACCACTAGACTTTTTAGATATGCAGATAAATAACCTGTCTTTACCGGTGCAGCATCCACTATATAAAAAGTTCAAAAAAATAACCCCCACCGATTAAGGTAGGGGCTTTTTGTTATTCTTTTTCTTTTGCTGCTTCTTGCTTCTCAAAGAACTCAATTAGTTCAGGGTCGCTGTTTTCAATAGCTTCGATTTCGTTGTCCATTAACTCATTGAATTTCGCAACTAATTCGCTTCTATCTACTTCAACATACTCAGTAAGTTCACCGTCTTTAACTCCTTGATGAACTGTAAGCATTGCGTTCTTTTCGTCGTCTACTAATAATTGAGGTTGTTCGTGGCCTTCAATCATAAGATTAAGTTCAACCACCGGATTATGAATGTATTGTTTTTGGCCTTCTACTTCAGCCTTTTTAAGTGTATCCTGTACAATTTCATTAACTACTTTTGCTAACTCTTCAGGTGTCATAGTGCCTTGTAAAACTAAACGCATATTATTCGTCTCCTTTGTTGATATTGATATTTGAAGTAAACATTTTGATAATCAGAATTAAAATTACAAATAAGATAACCATTTTCCATAAAGGAACTACGATTCCAAATAGTGATGTAAACAACATTACTAATAATGCTGGAATACCTACATAAACAGCAGCAACCACGATAATAAATAACACTGCGATGACTAATACTAAAGCTACGTCTTTCATTTAAGTTCCCCCTATATGGTTATTATTCAGCGTCTTTTTCTACGTTGCTTGCATGATTCCAGAACAAGTTAATTAAGAAGAACTCTGTTCCTGAAAGCAGTAAAGATACTGAGTTAGTGATAAGAAAAGCACCGGCTGTATCCATTGCAAAATACATGTATAGTGCGTAAATCTCCATAAAGATAATACCGATGAAGATACCACCTACATATACACGGCTGAAGTCACGTACTGACTTTGTTTTAATGATTTTAATAATCTGTGGAAAGTATCCGATTGATAAGATAATACCTCCTACAAACTGTAAACCTACTACTAATGCTAAAACACTCATGTTGTCATTCCCCTTCCTTTAATTTAACTTACACTATTGTAATTGCAGTTAACTTATGTTATAGGACATTACTTTTTCTTTTTAAGCTGTTTAATTTCCTTGTGTAACTCTCTGATATATTTGTCCCTTCCTTTTACTTCATTCCTCAATCTTTTAAGTGTGCGGTTAATCCTGTAGTTCTCATTCTTTAAACGCTTCAATTCTTCGTATAGACCAGTGTTTTCAGGGATTTCCATATAAACTACCTCCTATATAAGAAAAGCCCCTAGAAGGGGCATTTAAGGCTTTAGATTGAACAAGCTTGTGAACCGCATTTATTACATTGTGGGCAACCTTCAACCATGTGAAAATCTCCATCACCATTACCACAGTTTCCACATTCCCAGTTATCATACTTGCCTTTAACTTTAGGTGCTGCTTCCACTACTGGTGCTTCATTTTCTACTTCTTCGTTATTGTCTACAGATAGAATCTGTTCATAACGTGAACCGTCACGGTAGATAGTTCCACCTTTACACTTACTATGGAATAAGTTAAGGTACACTGCTTCACATTGTTCTACAGTATAGTTAGCTGGTGCATTAACTGTTTTACTGATAGAAGAGTCAATGTATTTCTGTGCAATGGCTTGAACGGCCACGTGTGCTTCAGGTGATAAATCCATAGAACCTACAAAGTACTCAGGTAGTTCAGTTACTTGTGGGTTAGCTTCCATGAATGAAGCAGCAACGCCAGCATATTGAACCGTGTTACCAATACGAGACATACGGTTATACTTCATTGCAAAGTGTGGTTCGATTCCTGTAGATACTGAACCATTCACATCTAGTAATGAAGGTGTTAAGCTTCCTGTAGTTCCCGTTGGTGCAAAAGTATTTAATGTCAAGTTACGAATACCATGTTCAGCGATTTCAGCTTGAATTGTCATAGGTAGACGTTTAACAAATCCTGACTGTAAATACTTATCTTTATTGAACAGTGGGAAAGCCCCTTTTTCTTTTGCGATGTCAACAGATGCACGGTAACTTTCATCACGTAAGAAAGCAAATACTTCGTCTAAAATCTCGTTACCTTCAGATGAACCGTAAGTAACACGTAAAGCGATAAGCAAATCAGCAACTCCCATACCTCCTAAACCTACACGTCTTTCACCTTGTTGCCATGCTTTCATATCTTCATCAAAGTAGAAAGTCTTGTCGATAGCGTTATCTAGGAAGCGAACACCAACACGAATAATTTTTCGTAGTAGTTCCCAGTCAATTTGATATAGTGTTCCTAGTTCATCTTGTCCTACTTCTTTAACCATACGGCCAAAGTTAATAGCTGATAAGTTACAAGTAGAGTTACCCAAAATAGGTTGTTCACCACATGGATTAGTAGCTTTAACTACTCCTAGATAGTGCCCGTTATGGTTGCGTTCAACTTCGTCAATGTAAATAATTCCCGGTTCTGCACTTGACCAGTTAGCAAGCATGATTTTATCCCACATGTCTTTTGCTTTAACTGTGCGGTAAACTTTAACCGGACGGCCAGCAGCTTTCCATTTGTTTAAGTCCCCGTCCCATTCAGTGTTATAAGCAGGGTCTTTTGTGTCAGGGAAAACTAAATCCCAGTCTGCATTGTCTTCTACTGCTTTCATAAATGCATCTGAAATTAAGATAGAAGAGTTATTGCCTTCCATGAATCCCTGTTTACGTTTAGCCCCGATAAAGTCCTCATTATAGTTAGGGTCAGTTGGGTCATTAGTGTAATACACATCAGCGTGCCAGTCATGGATTGTAAGCATCTGTGCCCCACGTCTATTACCTTGATTTACAAAGTCAGTTAGCTGTGAGAACTGATTTCCAATATAAATAGCACCGGCTGATTGTCCTTTAGTTTTAGATAATCCTGCATAGCGTGGACGGAATACAGATAAGTTAGTTCCTACACCGCCACCACGTGCCATAATTTCACTAATACGCCCCATATGATGAAAGATAGCTTGTCGTGAGTCACGGCCTTTTTCTTTTGCGTATGGTGCTAACTCAACGTCAATTACATAGCAGTTAAATAAAGTAACTTCAGTGTCATCACCAGCACCTGACAAGATACGGCCTGAAGGAACTAGATAGAAGTTTTCAAGTGCTTCTAAGAATGCTTTATAAGATGCATCTTTAAGGAAGTCCAATTCTTCTACACTTGCAAGTGCTTTTGCAACACGTTTTGCAGTGTGTTCGTATTTAGTTTCTACTAGTGCATCCACTAAGTTAATATCCTGAGTGAATGTGTCCCCTACTTGGAAGTCCATTCCATCAGCAGTTTGAAGAGTCATAATAACTTTATCGCCTTGTACTTCTTTAACAGTTGCGATTTCACGAACCGGATACTTTCCATCTTTTACAAGTGTAACTACTGTACGTCCAGCAGCAACATGTTTAGCTTTATTCATTGATTTTTTCGCATAACGTGTTAAGTATAATTTTCTGTGAAATCCTTGTAATTCAATTGCCATTTTAATAATCTCCCTTTTCTATGTGTGATTTAACTTACAATAAGGTAATTGCAATTAGGAAAAGAAAAAGGACACGCAACTTAAAAAAGTTACATGCCCTTTGTGATAGTAGTAGTAGTTCCAGCCGAACCACCATTATTTAAAACGTGCTTGACAGCATCTAAAAGAAGTGCAGCGTCTTCTTTATTGTTAACCACGTCCATTTTATCCATATCCACTATTAAAACCTGAGAAGCTTTATAGTGAGTAGCCAGCCATTTGTCATAATCTCTCCATAGTCTACGATAATAACCGATTAACTTTTCATCCTGTTCAAACTCTCTACCTCTCATCCCTATACGATGCAGCACAGTAGGAAGAGAACCCTTTAAGTAAATGTTTAAGTCAGGGGCTTTACGGTATGGAAGGCCTTCAATTTCCTTCATCATTTCGTCAAGTAATCCCTCATATGTTTTAAATTCTAGTTCGCTAATACGGCCTAACTGATAGTTGACATATGCAAAATACCAGTCCTCGTATATCGAACGGTCTAAAACTCCATTGTCTTCTTTATATGCTTCCTTGATGGATGCAAAGCGTGTACGCAAGAAATGAAGCTGAAGCAAGAAAGGGTATCGTTTAGCCTGAATCTCTTCCTCACTAGATGTATAGAACAAAGGTAAAATAGGGTTATCATCTACCGATTCATAGTAGACATTAGAACCCAGTTCCTTTGCGATAATTTCACTAACACTTGTCTTTCCTAGACCAATCATTCCCGAAACAACAATCATTGACATATCCCCACTTCCTTAACTTCTACCCTCTTTTAAATGTGGTAGTGTACAATTTCCAGCCATTTTACATTTAGCCCCTGCGTACTGTGCAAGGTTTGGTGCAACTTTACGTAAGTGATTGTACATTAAGTTAGCTACCATACGAACCTCCCACTGTGCATGACAGCACATTCTTTCACCTAAGAAGTGCACAAGGTTACGTCCATCAATTGTCATCATTAGACGGCACTTTGTACCTGTAGGAATAACAAAACGTGCGTCTTCTTTTTGGATACCTAAATCTACAAGCTGCGTATAAGTTTCATAAGCTTTATCTACAGACGCTTTATAGATTTCATAAGCTTCAGTATTCCTTTTAATTTGTGGAGGTACTACAGCTTCAAAAGTAGCCTTCTGATAGCGATAAGATTGCTTAGTATATTTACCTGTTCGGTGACGTACAATCTGTTCACCAGTAGGTAAGGAAATATCTTCAATAAGAAACGAGAAGCTAGAATGTTCGGCTACTGACCAATGACCATGACCAATAGAACGGCTGAATAATCCTGCAATGTTGTCGTTATCTTCGAACCTTTCTAGTATCTCGCTGATAGGTTTTTTACTATATGATAGGTTAGTACCTACTGCTATATTCTGTTCAACAGGTGAAGCAGGGTTTTCCCCCACTTCCTTAATAATGTCAGGATTCATCTGAGTGAATGAAACTAAGGTAACTTTAGCCATTACATTTCACCGTCTTCTCTACCAGCTTCATAGCCTTCGTCATAACCTTCATCGTAGCCTTCAGAATGGCCTTCATTGTAGCCTTCAGATTTACCGGTATCATAGCCGTTTTCATATGCATTATCTTCTCGAATATCCCCGTCAAACTGTGCGTCAGAATGGCCTTCATCATAGCCGTCTTCGTGTGCAGCTTCTACCAGTTCTTCGTGCTGGTCAACTACATCTGTAAGGTCTGACAGAATGCCGTCAAAGTACCCACGTAAAATAGGGTTACTTTCAGAAAGTTCTTCAATCACGTCTGCTACAGATACAAGACCGTCAAGGCCTGAATTTCTTAGTTTAGATAAGTCGAATAAAGATAGCATATTAGTTACCAGCCTTTCCCATAAGTTCATTTAAGTTTTTAACAAAAGTTGCGTTCTCTTCGATGTGTACTTGACGGGCAAGACTATCAGCTTGAATGTCGTCAATAGAATCCTGTAAATTCTTGATTAAGTTCTCAGCCTGTTCAATACGCTGCTTGTTAAATTCAATGATTTCACGGTTAATTTCATTGGCCTTCTCAGTTGCTTCAATAGAAGCTTGAAAAGTACTTTTTGCAGTATCTACATGTTTAGCAAGTTCTTTCAGTTTTTTGTTGTTCATTGATTATTCCCTCCAAAGTCCTTTAAGAATTTTTGTAAGTCTTCATATGTCATACGCATGATAGTCCCGTCAGCTTGTTCCATTTCAATTAAGTTACTTGACTCTGAGTTACCTTCATTTATAGTAATTGATTGATTGTTTTCTAATGCAAAAGTAAGGTCTGCTACCCACGCTTCAAGGTCTGCTACTTCCTCTTCAAGACTGTCAGCAATTTGTTGTAACATTTTACTGTCATTCTCGTAATGTTCGTTAAGTGCTTTTAACTCTTCATTCTCCTTGACAAGTTTTTCATTTTGTGCTTCCAGTACTTCCATAAGTACACGTAGTTCCATTGGAATTTCATTCATGGTTAGCCCTCCTTGTTTTTTGTTTTGTCGTAACACGACTTGCATAAAGGCTGGTACAGGTCTTCAGAACCTAGAACCACTTCATCATCTGAAAAACCTTCACGTCTAGCACTGATATAAGAAGGTTCTTTACATACAGTACATTCAGCGTGCAAGCGTACAACTTCGTCAGCGTATCCTAGTAGTAGTTCCATCGTAACGAATGGCTTTTCTGCAAACGTTAAGTCAAGACCACTTACAATAGCTTGTTTATTTAGAACACTTATCGCTTTAATCAAATTTACGATATTGATTGAAAAGAATTGAACTTCATCAAAACAAAACACATCATAGTCATTTACCAGTGGCCACATTTGACTAGGTGCACTTGCACTCAGTGACAGTGCCTTAACTGACTTTCCATCATGTGTAACGATTAAATCAGTTGCATATCTATCATCCATATCCGGTTTAATAAATAGAACTCTCTTTCCTTCTTCAATAGCCTTTTTGCCTTCATCTTGCAGCCTTGTTGACTTTCCAGCGAACATGCTTCCTACAATAACTTTCAGCATTTTTCTCCCACCTCTTTATAAGTAATGAACTTAACGATATTGCTGATAGCTGAAGGAGAAGCGTTTAATAAACTAGCTAGTTCACGAATACTTACACCTTTTTTATGACAATCACGAATGAAAATAACTTCTTCAGCACCGAAAAGTCTTCTTTTTGAAATACGGTTTTTCACTTCTTTCACCTCATGTTAATTGCTTATACTTATGTAATTGCAGTACTTTCAGAAAAAAGGACATAAAAAAAGAGACTGACTAAAAAATAGTCAGCCTTAAGGATATTTACGGATAGTACATGATATGCTTATCCTATTAAATTGTTACAACCATTTTTGATTTATTGCATGTGCGATTCCTACCCCGACACTATCACTTTCGTCATTAGTGCGGTACGTTAAAGCACCCACGTATTTTTCAAGCCCTTCAGCCAATTCCTCTTTAGAGGCTTTTCCGTTTGTTGTTATGGCCTTTTTTACTGAAGTCGGTGAAATCTCATAATACTGTTCAAAACCCTTACTATATATCGTAATTACAAACACGCCTACGACACGCTGAATTTGTTGTGTAGCAGTAGCGTACCTGTTAAAGCCCTTCTCTATCACTATTTCATCGATAGGATAATCAGTTAATAGCCCATCTGTTAAAGTATGGATTTGTAAAAGTCTTTCCCCTAATACTTGCTTACTGTTTGTTTTCACATGAGTTACCTTCAATACATCTATCTCTTTTGTATCCGTGTCAAAGGTCATTACAGCAAAGGCCGAACAAGCCAGTGACAAATCCCCTGCAAGAATAGTTTTTTTCATATACATTCCCCTTTGTATAAAATAAAAAGGCTAGGGAATTAACCCTAACCTTAGTTGCTTTCTGTTTCGTTGCATCTTGACTTATATTGACAGAACATACACTTACTGAAGTTAGGTGCACTTACTTCACCGTCTTGTAAGTTAACTGCAATTGCAGCAAATTTATCTAGTAGTGCATTGCGTTCTTTGTCAGTTATCTTCAAGTGGAATACCTTAAAGTCAGGCCGTGCATTTTCCCCTGTTCCCCACTTGTCCTTTGCTACTGACTCATAAGTTACAAGGTACTCACTCACGTCAAACAAGATAGAGTAGGCCACACATTGCCAGTAGTGACTAGGTGCAACTTCCTTGATTTGTTTAATCTGTGCTACACTGTTTGACTTTGTTTTATATTCAAGAATAACCTTCTCTTTTTGGCCAGTTTCAGGATTGTGAAATTCTAAGATACCATCACACATTCCAAAAATTACAAACTGTACACCATTGTGAGTAATTACCTTCCAATCCTCTACTGACTTTTCCCATGCTGGCAAACCTAAATCAGTACGGGCAACAGTGAAGGCCGGATTTTCTAGCAGCACTTCAGCTTCCAATAATTGCTTTTGAAAGCCCCCATGTGCAGCAGTACTATTCCGTGTCCATCTTTTTCTAAATGGTATCGGTGCTTCTTCATCCTTCTCAGCCCTAATTGCTTTATAGAATAATTCTCTATCACACTTGTCAGAACTTGAAGGACTGAAGCGTGGTAAGTCTTTAGGGTACGTCTTTTTAGTTTCCATTACTTTGATTAAATGTTCCTGTTCACGTAAAACAAGCTTTTCAACTTCTAATACGTCAAAGTAGTCAATGCTATTGATTGCATCTATATGTTCACTGAAAGCAGAAACAAGGGTATTTCCCCGTTTCTCTTTCGCTTTATTCTTTCGTACTTGTTCTGTTACTTCTGTAGGCCGTCTTACTAAACTCATTTGTTCTCCCCCTCGAACCATTCTTTTTTGCTTACACCTTCGCCCCACACCTTAGACATTTCAACGTCACATTTAATAGGGATAGAGATTGTAACTGCATCGGCCATAATGTTTTCAAGTACTTCTACCTCTTCAAGCGTGATAGTTTCCGGTACTTCTATAAGCACTTCATCATGCACAGTTGCGATAAATTTGTAACCTTTTTCCAGACAGTGCTTCCACAACTTAATCATTGCTATCTTCATAATCTCAGCAGCACTACCTTGAATAACTGCATTGACTGACATTCGTTTTACACGGCCATATGGTTTAGCTACCTTCCATAAAGCAGCCTTGTCTTTATATGGCATGTCCGAACCCCAAATATCGTTAGGTACGTCACCGTGTTTTTCTTCCATTTTCTTGCATACAGCCTTGTAAGCTTTTGCAACCTGTTTATGTCCGATAAAGCGTCTTTTACGTTTGAACATCGTTCTTACAAAGCTTTGTTCGTCTGCAAGGTCATTCTGTTCTTTAACAAAGTCAGTAACCCCTTGATACGTGTTGAAAAAGTCATTGATGAACTGTTCAGCTTCATAAGTTGGGATGCCTAACATGCCAGCTAAAGCGTTTGGGGACATGCCGTACATCACTCCGAGTAATATCGTCTTAGCATATTTTCGGTAAATTGAACCGTCTAAACATTCTTCAATCGGTTTCTTAAAGGTCTGTGAAGCGATTTCTGAATACAGGTCACGTCCGGTAATATACGGTGCTTTAAACATTTCGTCCCCACTCATATGTGCTAGTACACGTGGTTCAATCTGTGAGAAGTCAGCACCCACAATTACTTTGCCTTCACTTGCCTTAATCAGCTTTCGTGCCTTGTAAGGTAAGTTCTGTAAGTTTGGATTATTAGAACTGAATCGGCCTGTAACCGTACCACTCTGATTAAATTGACCATGTAGCTTTCCGTTCTTATCTGTCTTTTCCGGTAAAGGAATAACATAAGTACTAAGAAGCTTGTTAATGTCACGGTATTGAAGCAGCACCTTACAGCCCTCATGGTGTTCTGACAGTTTTTTCAAAGTAGTCTTATCTGTAGAACGTTTCCAGTTACTAGGGAAATGCTTATGAAGGCCTAATTTATCGAACAATACTTCACTTAATTGAACAGGTGAATTAACGTTTATATCTCCAAAATGACGCTTCAATTCCATTTCCAGCATCTTAACGTCATGTTCTAGTTCTTTTGCATATGTCTTACTGTAATCAAGGTCTACCGTGAATCCGTTTCTTTCCATTTCAACACTTACTAAGGTGATGTCCCTTTCGATGTCAAAATAGTACTGTTTAAGTTCAGGCATACGTTCAAACTGTTCCATGATAAAATCATAAAACATTAGCGTTAAGTGCCCATCTTTTGCAGCATAAATTGAACCTATATCAAGTGGCGTGTTTTCGAATCCACCTTTGCCGAACAACTCTTCATAAGTGGCCGAACTGTCTTCATATCCGAAGTACTGGCCATATTTATTAGCAAGGTTCTTCAAGGCATATGACGGTTCATTTTCATTAAGAAGAGACATGGCAATCATTGTATCAAAATGGAATCCTTGTAATTCAATTCCATGATTGTGTAAAACATGTATATCGTATTTAGCATTGTGTAATACTTTAAGTAGGTCGCTGCTTTCTAAGAACGGCTTAAGTGCTTCAAACACTATATGTTCAGGTAGTTGCTTCTCTCCAGTTGCATGACCAAAAGGAATATAATAGTGTTCATTATAGGACTTTAAAGACAGTACAACTCCCACTATTTTTGTAGGGTCTTCCCCACCTATACCGAAGATATTTAAGCCGTTTGTTTCAGTATCCAGTGATACAATAGTTTCTCTTTTTAGTTTTTTGCATAGCCTTAAGAGTTCATCTAGTTCCTGCACTAGAATGTAATTTTTAGGGCGGTGGGCTATCATTTCTTTAATGGTAGTCTCTCTTTTTCTTTCTAAGTAAACAGCATATAAGCGTAAAGCGTGTGCCTTTGTGAACTTCTTCATATCCTCAACGCCTACACCCAGTTCCCCACATTCAATAGCTTGATAAACCGTATCTAGTTTGCGTTTATCTGAATCTGATAGTTTTGACTGGAATATGCCTTGTTTGAAGTTACCTGTATGTGTTTGGTAGCCAGTGAACCATAGTTCATGCATCGTAGGCTGGTATTCCTTCAGTTTCTTTTTTTGTTCTGCTTCTTTTACTCTGTCTGATTTTTGCTTGCTGTTTTCGTCTAACTGCAAGTCAATATTAAGTTCCATAATGTATCACCTCTAATAACGTAATTGCATAAAGGCATAAAAAAAGGACACACCAGTTAAGGCGTGCCCAGTTTAATTACATTACATCCATTGGGTTTTCATCTGCATCTAAGTCAGTTTCTTCGATTTCATCAGTCTCAGTTTGTTCCTGAGTACCTTCACCGAAAAACTGTTCTACAGGGAATCCAGCTTGTTTTAATACTTCGATTTGTTGTTCAGTTGTTTTAGGGATAAGTACTGCTTCGTAATCCTCAATTTTAACCACTGCTTCTTCACCACTTGCAAAGCCTTCCTTACCAGCAGCATCCAGTTTTAAAATTGGGTTTAAGCTAAATACAGTCTCTGTTTTGTTTCCTGTACGCTTGAAGTTAAAGGCAATGTCCTCTAAGCTATCAGCATATTCTTCAATGTCGTTCATCATTTTAACACCTTGTGCTTTTGATGCATCCCAAAAACGAACGATTTTTTTATCGATGTCATAAAGTGCGAAAATGTAACGTTTTTTAGGACGTAACTTTTCGAACCCTTCAACGCCTGATTTTGCAGCAATACACATAGGGTCTGCTTGACCGTCAATTGCATTTCTACATGGAGTTGTGAAGATGTTTAAGTTAAAGTCACTGTGTGCCATGTACTCTACATAATCTGTAGTTCCTAACACACGTACACGTGCACTCTCATTTTCTTTCAAACGAATGTAAGCCGTCTTTAAATCCACGTTTTTCTTGTTAGCTGATTCTTTTGCTTTTGCACCAACATTTGTAAATAGTGACATATAGCATTCTCCTTTAGCTGTTTTATTTTTTGGTATTAAAAAGAAGCCACAGTTTTTAAGACATAGGGCTTCACTGGTCAATTTGGTAAATAAGCGTAGTTTTTTGGGAAATTCTATGGACACAGGGATAATAATGGTATAGAATGATAAAGTAAGTTACATTACCTTAGTGTCAAGTAACTTAGTGTACATTACCTTAAAGTCACTTACAGTCCTATTGACATACTTAGCCACGCTATCACGTGATTTTCCTTCTGTGATAACTGCTTGTACAATCTCACCTCTTTTAAACTCCTGTAAGAACATATGAATGATTGTTTTCTTAAGGTCATTGTCACCGAAACATTCTTCCATCACTTCATCTACGAACTGTGTAGCTTGAATGTCCTCAGTAAAGTCAGTAGGTGCTGGTGTTAAATCGGCCATTGTAGCCTTTTCACCAGTAGACACAGGCTTGTCCAGTTTATCGGACGTGTCATGTAGGTCATAACTGTTTTGACGGTAAAGCATTTTAAGTGCGTTTGTTGCGTTGTAAATAAAGATAGGCTGGAAGTTGCTGCTTAAATCATTGTCGAATGTGATAACCGATTCAGCTAATACTTCATATAGTAGGCCTTCGATTTCTTCTTGTTCTGTTGCTGGCCACTTTTCAGCTTCACGATACGCACGATTCTTTATGTATCCTTGTAACGAATCAAGTAGTTCGTCGAAAATCTCACGTTGTTTCATTTCATTACTTTCTTGCTGCCACGCTAATGCTAAGTATGTTTGACGGTCTTGAAGCATTTGTTTTTCTACAGCAGATAGTTCACGGAAAGATTTTTGACTTCTAATTTCGTATACAGTTTTCATTTGATAATTTCCTCATTTCGTAAGTTATATGAATGTAATTGCAATCACCTTGTAAAAAAGGACATTGCTTTGAAACTTTTTTTAAAAAACTTTTAATAAGACAAAAGTATTGATAGATGCTAAGATAGAAGCTAAGTTAGAAGCTAAGAAAATAAACCAATTTGGTTTAGAACTAAGCCAAAAAAAATAGGCACAACTAAATAAGCCTTTTAACCGTTACTTTTTAAACTAATTTGGTTTAGAAAATAAACGTAAGAGGTATATAAGATATATTAAATATACATCATTTAAACCTATTTGGTTTAGCCCTAAAATAATGGGTACGTTGGTATATTTGTATAGTGAAAGGAATGGTTTGGATATGACAGATAAAGATGGAAATGTTAGTGTAGGGATGGAATTGCGGCTTTTGAGGACAAAGAAACAGGCTTCAATGCGTGAAGTTGCTGAGTTTTTGGACGTTTCCGAGAACTTTGTTTCACTAGTAGAAAGGAATAAGAAGATACCTAGTGATGAAGTAATAAGACTAATTGCTAAATATTACATGTTGGAAGAAGGATATTTGTTCGGACGTTTTGGTAAAATACCAGTAGAAGTTTCTGAAGAAATACGTCAACACGAACAACTACACAGAATACTTTATGATATAAGTACAAATGATAAGTTATGTGAGGATAAGAAAGATAAGTTATATGATGATATTGCAAGGTTGTATATAGATACTTTAAAAAGGGAGGACTAATTTTGTTTCCTGACCTGTTTAGTAATGAAGAACACTTACATAGAGTTTCAGATATAGCAGTAGTAGGACAAGATTTGTACCTGTTTATTGCTGGTGCTATATTTGGTTCTCTATTTATAACATTTCGTTTAATTAAATTTATGAACTCAGTTTATATATCACCAGTACTTAAGCAGAATAAAGAACTAGACTATGTACGAATAGTTGATGAAAACACCGGAAGAGTATTTGAATATATCAACCCAAAAGGCTATAAGGAAACATCTGAAGTGTTGGCTTCTTTTATGTATTGGAAGTATATAAAAAAGTCACCGAAAACACATTCACTAAGCGTTAATAGAAGGGCTACAAGAATTTTCTATATTTCAGTAGTGGTAGGAATAATCATTGTTTTATTCGCCCTTTATTGTATATTCACTATTCAAAAGACAGTATAGAAAACCCACCCCGTATATAAAAGGAGTGGGCTTTTTTATATGAATGAAAATCCTAATGGAGTAGCATTCTTGTCCATTTCGATTATCTGTTCAGGTGTCATTTCATTAACGTCTTTTACATTTAATGGCATATGAACCTCTTCTAAATTCTTGTGGCCAATAGCAGCCTTAACTATCTTCTGTTTAACTTCTTCTCCTACAGCGTCATTATCAGTTGCGATAACAAGTGTTTCGATAGGTGAACGTAACAGTAAATTCTTTCTAATGTCACTTAACTTACTTCCACCTAATGCAATGCAAGGCAAGCCACATGACCATAAATACAAGCAGTCTATTTCCGATTCAACTATATAAACACGCTTGCAGTTCATCTTGTAAATGAAGTGCAGCCCGTAAATATGATTTCTTAATTGTTGGCCGTCAGGAAAGTAAAAGAACTGTTTCGACTTGATGGAACGGAATTTAACGTTAATTATATTCCCGTGCACATCTGACCATGCCAGTGCTACAGCCTTACTCTTTCTGTCAAATCCTGTCTTAAATGCCCTTTGTACTTTATCACTTATTTTGCGTGTGCCTAGATATGGATGCTTAAATGCATACTGTTTATACTCTTCTAAAGTGATAATTCGTGGTGGTTTTTCCACTTCCGATAAATCGATATTTAATTCCAATGTTTCAACGTCTGTCAAGTCAATGCCGTACTTTTCTAATAAGTAGTCCTCAACTTCATCCGGTGTTTCACTTCGTAGGAAGCTTAATAGCAGCACCAGCGAACCCTTACTATATAAGTCATTGGACGAACCGAAGTCTATCCATTGTCCGGTGTCAGTGTTGATTGAGAAGGAAGGCGAACCGTCTGAACGGAAAGGAGAACAGGCCGTAAATTCACCTGTTCGTGGCCGTCCCTTGTCCCACTCATAAGGTTCAAGTTCTTCCATTACATCTATTTCTAATTCATAATTTCTAATTTTAATCATAGTTCAGTGCCTTTTAAGAATGTGATTTCTGATTCATTAACCCATGCATAACGGTCTTTGAACTCTACAAGATATTCTACTGTGTAACGTTCATCTGTTTCATGGATAACGAAAGTGCACATGTTACCGGATTCAGTACCATGTAACACCTTCATTCCAATACGTTTATATAACTTTGATTGTAACTTTTCTCTACTCATTGTTCTCCCTCCTAGAAATTGTCTACTGGTGATGCTTCATTTATAAAACCTAAGTTGAAATTACAGCGTAAATCTAGCACTTTACCTACATGTGGTTCACGGCATTTTGCAAGCTTCAATTTACCAATTCCATCTTTTTGGTTAAAAGTTAGGACTGTAGCACTATCTTGAACCACTGCAATAGTCTCAGAATAATCCGTTACTTCAGGTGGTTTAATTGTTGCTTCAATATCGTCCTCGTCTGCTTTTCCTTCTTTTTCTGCACTGGTAGGCGTTTGGTGAATCACAAGCCCTACTACCCCATGTCTTCCGAAAACTTGACGTAACTTACGTGATGTAGCACTCATACCGTCACGGCCAATCTTTTCATGAGTCATTAAATTGAACCCATCGATGACAACCATTTTGATGTTAGGGTACATCTGCAAGTCAGCGTCCACAGTTCCAGCCGAAAGCCCTTTAGGTAGGTCTTCCATCGTTTTGATAATGAACGGTGTTTCCTGTTTCTCATTGAACGTATCAAGATACTTCAGGTACTCAGCTTCATTGTTCAGGATTCCACGTCTAATATGAACGTTATTGAAGTGGCCATTAAGTGTATCCAATCGATAAACTTGCTGCTTTTTGCTTAACTCAGGACTGTAATAAAGCACGCCAAAGTCAGCTAACCAAGCTTGTAAGGCAATCTGACTGCCTATCCAGCTTTTTCCTTTGTTGGTATATGCGAGAAGTAGTATCATGTCACCTAACTCAAAACCACCGCCAAGCCAGTTAGTTAAGGCAGCGTAAGGCGTTGGAATGTAACTGAATGTACGTGTCTCTTTATTCTCGTTATACCACTCTTTACGTTCTTCACCGTTTGTAGCGAAGTTAGTGCCCACACTTGAACTTGCATCAGCCATAGCTTCTATTGCTTGTGCTTCCTTGCTTAACCATTTAGCGAAGTCTTCACCAGCCATTGTTTTGAAGTTCTTACCAGCTTGTTCCTGTAGTAACTGAAAGGCACGTCTTTTAGCTGAAGCACCTTTAAGTGACTTAGCTAAGTACACGAAACTGTCATTTACTTCAGGGTAGTAGTCAAAGTCCTTGAATCGTTCTACTACATTTCGATAGTCCGGTGTTTGGCCGTATTCGTTCACGTAGTCTTTCATGTAGTCATAAACTTTAAAATAGGATTCAAAGTCAGCCCTAGAGACGTTGTATTTATTCAGCACATAGAAACTGTTTTCATCTAGTACCTTACTTAATAATTGTGCTTCTAACATTACAAAATGCCCCCTCTACGATTGTCCTTACCTTTGAATGCTATTTGTTCAGTCATGCCAGCAATACGTGAAGCAATACGGTCGCCCATTGTATCAGCCAGTTTTTCAAGTGGTAAATTACTAGTGAAGATAGAAGCAAGCATTTTATTATCACGTGCGTCTATGATTTCAGTAAGTTCATTCTCGAATGAATCAGTAATCTTTTGACGGATACCGATATCATCCATGACCAATAACTCAACGTTCATAAGTAACTTCTTAATTTTGTAATACTTTTTGTCGGCTGCTTCTTTCATATCGAACGTGCCAGCAAAACGTGAGTTGTAAAGTGTTTGTAGTTCCGATGCCTTATAGAAGAGAACCGGATTCTCTACGATAGGACGGCCACCCTGTTTACTAGCTTCAATCGTTCTAGTTATCATAAACTCATTTGCAATAGTGATAGCAGCAGTGGTCTTGCCTGTTCCCGTGCCGAAACGGTTATCACTGTTAGGGATGCTGTAAAGGAATAGCCCCACGCCTTCCTGAACGTTCTCTAAGACGTTGTTTACGTATTTTGATACCCAAGCATAGGCAACAGGGTTTGAAGCCTTTATAGGCAAATTTGAAAGGTCACAGTTACGGTATTTTTTCGGAACGTTCATATTGCCCCACAATCCCGTTTTTCCCTCTACCCCATGTAAAAGTATGAAAGGTGTGCAAAAAACGCTACAGTGGCCTTCCTGACCAGCCACACGGCACTTTCCAGCAAGCTTACATATGTGATTCATAGTTTCCATTCTCTATCATCCTAACTTGTTTAATTTTGCTAACATTGCTGCTTCTGCTTCTTCTTCTAACTGACTTGACTGTGCTGCAACTTCAGTTAACTTAATTTCACTGTCAAGGATGTCAAGCACATGATTTACTACCCATGAGAACATAGCGATTGTTGGACGTGGGAACTTTGCATTCTTCCATTTGCTATCATATTCACGTACAGCCACTTCAATAATTCTGTTAGCCAATTCAGGATATGGTGTAACTACCTTGTCTTTCATTAGCTTTCCATCACGGCCATAGTTACCTACTACATAGTCAACCCCGTATACTTCTTTGTACACCTGTTGAAATAATTTAATAGCAGTATTGCTGTTCAACTTAACAGTATTATTATTTAATTGATTATTATTAGAAGTGCTTATTATTTCATCACAGTTGGTAGTGACTTTGTTTTCACTAGATGGTGTGACTTTACTTTCTTCATTCTTGTGATTAACAGTTTCAATCGTTCCACCAAATTTAGCTAACTGACTTAATGGATGGATAGTGTAGAGACTGTAAATCTTGCCTTGCCCTTTGTTTACTTTCTTACGTGTAACAAGTGGCTTTCCGTCAATCTCAATAGCCAGCAAGTCGTTAACGTATTTGTACACTGTATTTTTATGCACACCGATTCTTTCTGCTAGTTGTTCCTGAGTTGGGTAACAGTGTCCCTCTTCATTCATGAAAGTAGCCAGTGCCATTAAAGTAGTAAATCCAGTAGCACCTATTCGTGAAACAATGCCACTAGTAAAGACAGTAGTATAAACACGAACGTATACGCTGCTAGTTACGTCACCACTACCTAAATCTATTTCTTTGTTATGCGATACAGATAATATGTTTTCTGACATGTTATGTCCTCCTTGTTTTCCGTCTACATAAACGTAATTGCAAAACAAGTGCCTTGTGGGACATTAACTTTGTGATTTATAAAAATTTCCATAAAAAATAGGACACCCCGTTATGGAGTGCCCTACCTTTTGGAAGACTGTCTATGCATGACAAACAATCGTACCCACCTCGAATAACAGTGTATACCAGTAGTTACTGATTCATACCTGTGTTTTCCTGTAATTCCCTTTTAAGCATAGCAAGGTCTTTATGTACCTGTCTCACTAATTCGTAAATATCATAGAACTGTAGCCTACGTTGCCAATTCAATTTTAAGTATTCTACTACCGTGAAGGTGGATAGTCCATACTTCTCCCTACCTTCATCAATAATCATAGCCCACTCTAATGCTTCATTTTCAATATGATTCAATTCTCTACCATTAGCAGACCACACAGCCATAGTTACTACCTCCTTTTATAGATTCTTTAACTCAGCTTCTAAACGTGCCTTCTCAATTGCAAATTCTTCATCAGACATAGTTACCCATTTACTCTTAGGCTTGTCTTCCTGCTTTTCCTTTTTGTTCAACCACTCAGGAAGCATTTCTTTTCGTCCGTTGTTAAGGTTGTTCATCTTATAGCTAATAAAACCAGCCGTATTTTGTACACCACCTACACATGAAACAAGTTCGTTAATCATATACGTTTTAACAGCATCTTCTATAGTGTCATTGTTCTTTAGTAGCCAGTTACCTAAAACAGCCATATCTACATTATTATCTTTAAGGTTATTCCAAGCAGTTTGAAATTCATTAAATACTCCCTCTCTCAAATTCGCTTGTAACGTTTCTAAAATATCTAAAGGGTCATTAGAGAGAGATTTAGTATTATGATGATTGGTATTGTTAGAATGGGTATTATTCAAGTTCATATTATTATTGTCCTGAAAAACCGTATCCGCATTTTCCGTATCCTGAATTTCCGTATCCTGATTTTCAGGAACCGGTGATTTTACCGTATCCTGATTTTCAGGAACCGGTTGTTTATCCCCTTTATTTTTCCTTTTCTTGTCAGGGTTAATAATAGCGTTAGGGTTTGCTGCATACTCTTTCAATGCTTCAGCAACGTCTTCTTTATCATCTGAGAAGATATAAACCAATTCATCGAACTTACCGTCTACGCGAATTTCCACACGTGCATAGTAACCGTTCTTTATTAGTTCATCAATTACTTTATACTGTGCGTCACGTCCATTTTTAGAACGAGAGATAATTTCTTTCATATTGATTTTAAACTTGTCCGTATCATTTGAAATAAGAATTGATAGTAAGCCTTTAGCTTGAAGTGTGATTGCACTGTCATTAAGTAGTGCATTTCCTACCATTGTAAAATTGTTTTTGCGAACGTTTCTGTAAGTTTCTTTTGCCATTTTAATTTCCTCTTTCCCTTATCTGTATTGTAGGAAAGAAA